CAACAGCAGTAAAAGAATCACACCTACACCCACAACCAGCACATGTAGCACAACTAACAGTAGTAGAAAACTCACATTCAGCACCTGTAGAAAAATCAGCACAAGTACAACAATCACAACCAGCACCTGTAGAAAAATCAGCACATGTAGCACACCCAGCACATGTAGCACAACCAGCACCAGTACAACAACAATTAGATCCATTACAACAAAAATGTGAAGAATGTTACAGAAGAGGAGCTCTTGAAGCTAGAAAAAATCAAAGTTGTATTATATTATAAATTCAATAATCCAACACATCCAATTAATTGTAAAAAAGTATCATAACCAGAATTAATTTTGGAATAATATTGAGAAATAATTGAATAATATTTCATTTTATCACTTTCAGAAATTTTATTTTTTTCAAAAATAAAAGTGCCAAGATTTAATAATATATCATTAGGTGTATAACCATTATCATATAATGATTGAATAATGTTTAAACATTCTGATAAATTTTTTTTATGACAATTATCAAAAAATGCAGTTATAATTTCATTATTTGGTTTACCTATAAATTTATTTACATTTTCTAAATTAATACTTTCAAAAGTTCCATTAATACATTCCATATTATTTATACATTGTCTAATATCACCATTTGATACAGATATTAATTTATTTAATCCATCTAAAGTATATTTAATATTTTCATTATTACAAATATAAATTAATCGTTCTAAAATATCTTTTTCAGGTATTTTTGAAAATGAGATCATAATACATTTTGATTGAATAGCTTCAATAATTTGACTACAATCATTACATATAAACACCATTCTAATACTATTTTTAAATTCTGATAATAATGATGATAATAGATTTTGAGCTTTAGGTGTAATAGAATCTGCTTCATCTAATATAATTAATTTTGTATGGTCTGTTTTTCTTTTACAAAATGTATAAATAGTAGAACTAACAATAGATAATCCTCTATCATCATAAGCATTAAGTTCTAAAACATATTCATTAAAATTATTTTCATAAATTTGTTTTGATAAAAATGAAATAGTAGAAGTTTTCCCAGTACCATTTTCACCAGTAAAAATTAAATTAGGAATATTTTTATTTTCGATAATTTTATTTATTTTTTCTTTAATAAAACTATCTAATATAATTTCATCAGAATTTTTAGGTCTATATTTTTCCACTAACATCAATTTTATATCACTATTAATTTTCTTCTTGGGTTTTCTAATAAAAAAATCTAAATCCATTAAATAGATTATTTTATTAATTTTTAAATATAGCATTAAAAAAATTATTGTTTTACACCAATTACTTTGATCGTTCCATTTATATCTTGGCATACAATTATTTGTTCTTTATCAAGAATACACATTGGTTTTTCCAATTTAAATGTTGTATTATCTAAGATTGCTTTACACATTCTAGTTCCGATCAATAAACATAAATTATCTAATTTTGCAGGTTTATCAATCCATTCAATATTAAAACTAATTTCTGAAACTGTTTCTGGTAATGTATTAACAACACCACAAATATTTCCAACTAAACCATCATTTTTTGTTTCAAATGGATCTATATCAGTACCAATTGCAACTAATCCACCTGCATAACCAACATCTAAATTAGTAGAACCAGTTTGAATACTTTTAATAATTGTTTTAATAGGTATAGCTACACCAGTTCTTTTATTTATCCTTCCTGGTTTTATTTCAATAACATCACCAACTTTAAATTGTCCAGATGTAATTGTTCCACCTATAACACCACCTTTAATATCACTCCAATCCATTCCTGGTTTATTAATATCAAAAGACCTAGAAATTTTAAGAATTGGAGTATCTTTTGTTTTTTCTAGCCAAAGAGTAGGATTAAATAATTCTTGTATAGCATTTAAAATCCAATTTAATCCAATACCTTTATTAAAACTTGTTGGAATAATATAATTTGGTTTTATACCATATTTATCAAATAGAGCATCTACTTCTTTTTTATATTCCAATAAAACATCTTTTGAAACTAAATCTATTTTATTTAAACATACTATCAATCTTTTTATACCTGCCATTTTTATTCCCAATAAATGTTGAATTAATTGTGGTTTCATTTCCAATTTATCTTTAACACCTATAATTAATATAACACCATCCATTAAAGATATTGAACCTAATGCTGTTTGAATTCTATCCATATGGCCAGGACAATCAACCCAAGAAATATGATTTACTAATTTATTTTCTGAATCATCTTCTTGTGTTGTTAAAACTCCTTCTGGTGTTTCAAATATTTTCATATTTCCATAACCTTGTTTGATTGTAATATTTCTAATTTTTTCTCTAGAATGACATTGTGTTACAATTCCTGAAAGTTTTTTTACTAATGTTGATTTACCTTCAGAGACACTACCTAATGTACCAATATTAATAACTGGTTGATTTATCATTAATTGTTCTAAAATATTCATTAATTATAAAGTAAAAACAATGTTCTTTTTAGTTTATTTTATCAATTTTTTATTATTTTACAAAGCGATAGCGACTAAAATAATAAAGAATTCATTGAAATCTCCATTGAAATCAATTTTTTTATTTAACTTTTTTAGCAAAATCAATTTATTTAACTTTTAGCAGCAGTAACAGCTAATAAATCGGCTTGATTATTACCATACCAATCTTCATAATCTTTGCTATCTTCATCTGGTTTTGCTTTGTGAGCATAAACGTGTTTAAATGTAGCATTAGTATTTATTGCTAAATAATATAATTTAGATACCAATTCTACATTTTGAACAGGTTTTCCATCAGCTTTTATCCATTTATTTTTTTCCCATTTTTTAGCCCAAGTAGTGATAGTATTAACAATATACATACTATCAGTATTTACAATAATATCAGTATTTCCAATTTTCTCAGTCATTAAAATAGTTTCTAAAGCTTTAATACAAGCAGTTAATTCACATGTTTGATTAGTGACTTTTGTTTTAGTACTTTTTAATTTTAATGAAATATTTCTAGGGTCATTATCACCAAAAAATACTCCAACCCCACCTACTTTATCTCCTTTTGATTGATTATTAGGAGTAGCACCATCAGTCCATACTTTTAGAGTTTTTTTCATCATATTATTATATATCCATAATATTATTTATTTTGTTTATATTATTATCAATTTTTATTAAAAAAAGTTTAACGTAAAACAAAAAAAATTGATTTCGCTTTGCTCAAAAAAAATTGATTTCGCTTTGCTCAATGAATGTTTGTTTTAGTCACTTCGTTTCCTAAAAACAAAAAAAATTGAAAAAAAAATATTAAATAACAGCGTATTAATTGTAGTATTTTGTTATGGCCGTATGTGGTATAGCAAAAGATAAGATTCAAGGTGTTGTGGGTGTTGAGGATGTTAACTTCTATGTTGATGTATCTGGTTCAACACAAGGTAAAGAAATATATTGGGCACTTGTCGAGGGTAAGTATAAAGAGTACAAGGATTTAATTAAGCGTCTATTTGTTTGGGGTAGTGAACTAAAGCAAATCTCCAAAGAAGCATTTGAAGCTAATTACTTGTCAAAGCAATTTGGCTATATGCCTGCTACAAAGCCTGAAGACATTGCCATGAACTTGGTTTCAACAAAGTTTGGCACTGCTCAGGGGGAAATTATTATTATTTTGACTGATGGAGACGTTCCCCAAGAGTCAGTTAAAAAGACTACAGATATTGTCAATCAGCTATATTCAGATAAGATGCCTTTAGATAAGATGCCTTTATATAAGGTCATATGTTGCATTGGTGATACTGGTAGGGCTAACGAAAGTGTTGCAGCTCCATTTACTCGTCTCGCTAAGACCTCTCTGACTGTGATTAGTGATAATCGTGATATAAGGTCTTATCTAGTTACTGAAGAAACACGAAAGATGCTCTACAATCTAGATGGGCTTACATTGGAAATATTTAAAAATAAATTCGAGGAAATCGAACGTGCCCTTGTTACAACATTAATGGGGGTTGGTGGTAATAAAGAAATCGCTGATGGTTTAATTCGTGCTAAAGCTCGTCTTGCTAAAGAACTAGCTGCAATTTCTAAAAGTGATGATTTAGATGCCATTTTGATAAAATCGCTCGAACAAAAGCAATTTGATGCTAGTCTACAAGTTTTCAAGGAAGAACTCAATGATCCTTATTTCAAGGATGATATTGGTATGGAAATCTCACGCAAGTTTGATTACCTTATTAATATTGCTTCTGCTGGTCTGCTAGGACAATTTGACATGGATACTATCAAAAGTCGTCGTGTTCAAGCAGCACCACTAGTAAAGAAAGAAGCTGTTCCTGTAGCTCCTGAAGGAGTTGCTATCCCAAAAGGACTAGGAGAGTGTCCTATATTATTTGATGAATTTACTGCTCAAATTATGGTAAAGGAAGGTTCGCCAATTCTCAAAGGTCTTGACAAAGCTATTGTTGATGATATTATTAATCAACCTCTTCGCATACTTAACTATCCAGAGGTTGTTAAACAGCTCATTTCACGGCTCAGCAATTGGGTTAGTATCAGCAGTGGATTAAAAGTTGGAGACCAAAATCCATTAACACGAGAAACAATTGATGTTGTCATCCCGCTTGGTAAATGTCAACAAAATGTTAATTGTGCTAATTGGGCTCTTGCAAAGTTATTCTTTGGTGACAAGCTTGTAGGAAATTCTCAAATGTATTTTGCTGTTATCTGGTACCTCATCTATACTGGCAAAATCCCTTGGCTATCTGATATAGCTGAGCAGGTTGGAGATACTCTTGTTTATCGCCTTAAAACAACAAAAACAAGGGCTTCTCTGAGTGGATTACCTCAATTTGTTGGAACACTCATTCGATCTGACCTTTCCTTATGGTTTATAGTTGCAGCGGGTTTAATGAACCAACCAACTGACTGTGATACTGCACGTTCACAGATATTTAACATTGAGCCACTCTTGGCAATGATTAAACTTTTAGACTATCCAACGTCTCCACAAATGTTTAATCAAATTACTCGCATACGGGTAATGATGACAATGTTAAGTATGTCTAAACGAAATGATGACGAGTTCCGCTCAAAGATTGATGCCCTTTATCGTAATTGTTACAGCGTGAACATTGCTAATATTGGTCAAGATATCAATGAACCAGCGATTCCATACATTCCTCTTGATGGTGTTGCTAAACCAGAACAAGTCGAACAAGTTCTAGCACAGTTCCCAGAATATTTCAAAGAGCTATCTGTTAACGAACTTGTGTGGATTGCTAGTAAAGTTAATTGGCAATATTCTGCTAGTGATATTAAATTGCCATATGTGAAAATTGAAGATGTTCCAGCTGTTCCAGCTGTTAAATGTGAATGGCAATACCCTGCTGACTGTGAACGTGTTGTTGTTGAAATCAGCCCAAAAACAATGCGTCCTTATTACTTGCCAAAGGTATACAAAGAGGCTGGGATATTGGGAACATGGAAGAAGCAGTTCTATTCAAAGTTCAAATTGCCATGCGATAAACGTATCTTTTCTGGAGACACCAAGTATATGAACTTTTACCAAAAATATCGACGATGGCCTAACCAAGATGAGTTCATTCTCTATTGCTACAACCGCTATTGCATTGGTAATGGAATTGGCTCTCTGCCAAGTCTTATGGTTGTCTGGTCTCAAGATATTAATGCTTCATATGACCAAATCCGTGTGATAATTGAATCTGAGAAACTCACTGTTGATAACGTGATCGAGCGGTTCAATTCATCATGTAAGATAAGTGATCGCACTGAGAAGGAAGTGGATTAAGTTTGTTTGGTGGTTGATCAAATAAAAAAAGAGGTAAAGTTTACCTCAAAAAAAAAATAAAAAATAAAAAATAAAAAAAAAGTTCCTTGTCGAACATTTCAAGCAAAAAGTTATTACAAATTGCTTGTCGAGTGTTCCAAGGAATAAATTACAAATTCTTTTAGTTTAATTTCTAGATTAAATATAATGGTACATCCACATTTATATTTAATATCAAATGAAACAGTAAAAAAAGATATTATAATAGAAGCAAGTGAAACTTATTATTATGTTTTATTAAATTTTCATTCAAAAGAAAATTATTATAGTATTAAAAAACTAGTAAAAAAAGGATTAAAACAATTAGACATGTGGTCAACTAAAGTAGTAATATATGTAGGTAGAGAAATGAAATTACAAATGGTTAATATAATATTTGAACAAATTAGAAATAAATTAGATAAATATAGAATTCATTGGGCAAATAAAATTGATTTAAACTATGTTGAAAAACAATCAAAATGGATTAATATATACAAAAATATTGTAGATAATAGAGAAAAAACAACAAAGATTTATTATGAATTTATTAAAAAAATATTACCAAATGCTATTGTTGAAGATAACAAGTATTTTCCTTTAACTAATGCAGTTGGTCAAGGTTCAAAACATCCAACTATACCAGTAATAGTAAAACCAGATATAATAGATCCAACAAAAAGAAATTTATGTATTATAGGGAAAGCTGTGATGTTTGATACAGGTGGATTAAATTTGAAAAGAAAAATGGAAGATATGTATGTAGATATGGCAGGTAGTGCTTTAGTAAGTTGTGTAATGTGTTTTTTAAAGGAAATGAATAAACAAAGTAAATATAATATATATTGCGTATTTCCAATAGTTGAAAATATGATAGGACCAAATAGTATTAAGCCATCTAGTATAGTATCATCATATAATGGAATAAAAGTAGAAATAACTAATATAGATGCAGAAGGTAGATTATGTTTAGCAGATGGAATAGAATGGGCTTATAATAATATAGAGAATCCAATTATAATGACAGTAGCAACTTTAACAGGAAATACAATACAAATATCAAATGGTCATTCAATAATAGGATATGGACAAGTAGATGAATTAATAAAAATAGGGGATGAAATAGGCCAACCAATTGATAAATTAAATGTATATCCAGAAATGATAGATAAAACAAAAGAAAATGGTTTATTAAGAAATCATTCAAATGTTCCAAATGGTAGTGCAATGGCAACGGCATTTTTACTGAATTTTATAAAAGGAGATTATATACATTTAGATATAGCTTCAGTAGTATTAAAAGATAATAAAATAACAGAATTTGGTTTTGAATTATTATCAAGATATTTATAAAAACTCTTATAAAACAAAATAATTTAATTATCTTAATATGGCAGATTTAGGAGAAGCTTTTAATTCATTTAAGCAAACAAATAGACCTTTTCACACTATTGATTATTTTTTTACACAACGTTCTTTAACAGAAGAACAAGAATTTATAGATCATACAATGACAAGGCAGATTAAAAAAATTAAAGTAGTACATAATTTTCTAGCATTAAATATCCCAACCGTTATATTAAATGAAGATTTAAGTAATAGTAAACAAGAATATTCTGAAAAACCATTAGGATTTGATATAGAAATATATGGAGATGATGGTTATAGTTATAAGGGAACAATTACATCTTATCAAGGTGTTATTCCAAATTTTATGATACCAATTAAAGGTGATAAAAAATTATTTGTAAATATAAGTTATAAATATACAAATAATGATGGTTCAAATGGAACATATACAAAAAAATATATAAATTTTATAGATGTTCCAAAAAGATTTCAATTAGGTAGTGAAATTGAAGCAAGTGAAAGTGAAACTCCAGTAATATCACAAGATAGTAAAAAAAATAAGAAGAAATCATAATTTTTGAATAGAACTATTCATTTTTCCAAATAAATCTTTATAATATTCTACTACATCATTTGCTACTTGGGCAATGTTTGGATTAGTTTTATGTAATTCATATTCAATAAATACTTTTTTAGATAAAGGGTGAGGCATACTATAACCACACCATTTAACATTTGGGTGTAATCTCATACCAGTTGATAATAGATTACCCATAGTATCATCAGCATTATTTATAATAATTTTACCTTTAGTTTCAGAAGTAATATCTTGTTCAACATTTTGTTTGTCCAAAATATTATCTGGTTTTTCTTTAATCATTTTTGACATTAAATTATTAAAATCATCTAATTGTTTTATAATATTAACAGTAGCCACATGAATAATTCTTTGTTCTGTTAATTGACCTCTTGATTCCAAAACAAAATCAAATTCTGTTTCACTATATTGTCTATATATACATATAGAAACTGCACTATATTTAGCATGCATACTTTCTGTTCCTAATTTTGTAATTGCTGAAAAAGCAATATACCCACCAGCATGTAATTTAATTAGTTGTACAGGATTAGGATAAGGACTTGATATATCTAAATTAGAATAATAAAATTTAGCATGTTCTGTTGTAGCACTTTTATAATCTTTAGTATCATTTTTAAAATTAATATACATTGTCATTTGATTTAAAGTGCTTGAATCAATTTTCCCTTGAAATTCTAATTCAATATCATCAACATTTTCTAATGGTTTTGTTGAAATAATTTCATCTATTTCAGTTGGTTCACCTTGTTTAGTTTCAAGATTTTCCTTAACTATTTTTTCTTTTGTTTCTTCTAATACTTGAGGAACATATATTTCATTTTCATTTGGAATATTCCAGATAGGCATCATACTAATTCTTTGTTTCATATAAGTATTATGAAATACACTCCAATTTTTTTCAAAAGAAAAACGATCAAAAGCATAAATAGGAATATCAGCAAAAATAACACGTCTTAGTGTATTCATAACAACATAATTAATATCATTTCCAGAAATTTTAAATTCAAATCTAGAATTTCCTAATTCTTTTTCCTCCAATATTTTCTTTGATTTAATATCACTAACTTTTCTCATTAAAATTATATAAGATTATTAATTATTTAATTGTTTTTTTATCAATTTTTTTATCAATTTTTTTATCAATTTTTTTATCAATTTTTTTATCAATTTTTTTATCAATTTTTTTATAATCTTTAATATTTCTTTTTTGAACCACCCATTAACATTTTAATTGTAACAGGAGTATCTAATAATTTAAAATCACTGAAACTTTCCATTGGTTTTATTACATCTCTAAAAGTTTCAGATGATTGTAAATCTCTAATAGCATGTTTTAATAATATTTTTATTTTATTTCTCATAACACTAATATCGTGTCTTTCAGATTCATTTCTAAATTCGTGCATTTCTGGTGATAATGATTTATATAATTTTTTTATACTATTTACATAACATTCTATTTTAGTTGCAGTATGAGGATCATCTGGATGTTCTGCTTTCGATAATACCATCCATCCTAATTTTTGAAATAAATGTTTGTATCAACAATTTAATCCATAAAATGTTGTATCTTCACCTTGTGGTTCCATATTCATTATATATATATAGATTAAAAAAAATAAATTTTTTTATTGTCGTTTCTAAAAATATTATAAAAAAATTATATAATATTTTAATGAAAGTAATATTTTATTCAAATAGCTGTGTTAATTCAATAAAATTATTAGAAATTGTAAAGGAAAATAATTTATTACAATTATTTAAACTTGTTAATATGGATATTAATAAAAATGATAAAATTAAAATAACTCCAACTATTTTGGACACTGAATTAATAAAACCAATGGAAGGATTAGATACTTTTAATTATGTAAATAATTTAAAATATTTTAATAATCCAACATTTAATACAGAATTATTAAAAATTATTCCACCAAATCCTATAATCCCTGAAAATGAATTAGCTATTGAAAATGAAACAAGTGACCTGAAAATAAATAAAACTAGTGATGATAATATAGAAAAACCTGTACAAAATACAGTTGATAAAAAACATTCTATATTAGCACAAATAAGAAGAAGATAAAATTTAAGCACGTAATCCTGTTAGTTTTGTAAAATTAGTTATAATATATTGTGATAAATTATTAAACAATGGTGAACCTATACCAGTTACAAAATCAAAACCAGTTGACGCCCCAAAACCATTATTACCACTAGTTATATCTCTATCATTTGTTGATACATATATACTATCCATAATCATTTTTCTAATATTTAAATTTAATGTTGTCCAATTTTGTTGTGGATATTTCTTTTGAATTATTAATGCTACCATAGCAGCAAACATTGGAGACGCTAAACTAGTACCACCATATAATGCTGGAACACCTTTACTATTAAAACCCCATCCAGATGTGGTTCCAGTTGGTGGACTAGTGTTATAAATACATACAGAAGGATTTGCTAATAAGCACATATCTGGAACAGCATGTTTTGTTCCAAATTTAGATGTTAATTTATTAGTTGTCATATAATTAGATTGAGATACACCAGAACTAAATATATTACTCTTACCACCACCAGAACCAGACCAACCAGTTTCTTTAACTGGTGTAACCATTTGATTTAATGAATTCATTTGTAAAGATGACCCACCAACACCACAAACATTTGGACTAGTAGAAGGATATATAACACCAGCAGCAGCACCATCATCACCAGTAGAAGCACAATATAAAATATTTGGTTTATTAAATAATAAATTATCTTGTGTAGAAAATCTAGATATAGATGTACTAAAAGCATACCTTTCAGGTAAACCCCAACTCATAGACATACTAACAACATTAGATAATGTATTTCCAAATGTAATACCAGAATACATTGAAGCTAAAGTATCATCTTTAGTTAAAATTAATGCTATATCAGCATAAGGAGCTACAGCATGAGCATATTGTACATCCATTGCTATTTCAACACCCCAATCTGTATTAACTACTACATTATTATTAGTATTTACTAATCCATATGTTCCATTTGGTTGTTGATAATATATTTTTAAAGTTCCTAAACTTTGATTTACTGGTTGATTAGGCACATTCATTAATGGTAATCTATAAGATTGTGAAAAAACATTTAGATCACTTGCTATAGTAGGAGTACAAAAAGCATCTACTATAACTATTGTTGGATTGACTGTAGATTTAGTTATTGTTGATAATCCATAAGCTATTGTTAAATTAGCTGGAGTAATACCATTAGATGGAACACTAACAGCATTATTATTAACAGTTGTATCATTATGAACAGTATTATCCTTAACGTCTAATAAAGTATTATCCTTAACGTCTAATAAAGTATTATCCTTAACGTCTAATAAAGTATTATCCTTAACGTCTAATAAAGTATTATCCTTAACGTCTAATAAAGTATTATCCTTAACGTCTAATAAATTAGTATCATTATGAACATGATAATGTAGACTAGCATTTTGTTCTTTATTAGGTAATATAGTAGTATTTTCAGCGTTTTGTTTTGCTATCATTCTTAAATTATAACCAAGTAATAAATTACGAGATTTCATTATATTATCATAGAAAAAAAATTGATAAAAAATTATATTAGAATTAAAGACATATGAATTATATTAATCCAATGAATTCCCCAAAGTTTTTGATTTCTAATTATTTGTCTAATTCTCAACCCGAAAATATTGAAGGTTTGAGAAAATATTTGATAGAAAATTCAATAATGTCTAAAGATTATCCAGAAGATGGATTAATCTTGATCTATCATAAATTTGATATTCCTTCTTTGACAGAAGTTGAACGAGAATGTCGTTCATTAGTTATAGATAGAAATACTTTAAAAATGGTTGCATATAGTTGTGAAACACCTATTATGAATATGTGTGGTATGGATTTAGTTATGAACTCAACAAAACAAAGTAAACAACCAATTATTACAGAATGTTGGGAAGGTAGTTTGCTATCAATGTATAAGTTTAATGATAAATGGCGTGTTAGTAGTAGACGTTGTCTAGATGCAAAAGATAGTCATGTAAATAATCCATCAAGTGCAGAACAAAATAATCTTTATGATATGATGATGGAAGTATTACAAAAATCAGGATATGAAACATTTTCAGATTTTACAGATAAATTAAATCCAGAAATGAGTTATTATTGGGTTTTGATACATCATAAGAATAAACATACAATTGATTATACTAGTAGATTAGGAGAAAATTATACAAGAATGTGTTTAATTTCGATGCGTGATAGTTTGATGAATGAAGTAGATTTTCCAGAAAATCAATCATATCTAGGAGAACATATTTTTATTAGTCCTCAAAAACCATTTTCAGAAATTGCAGATTATACAAATTTTTCATTGAAAGATTTTGGAACTAAACCAACAATTGAAGGTTTGGCTATTAAAGTATGGGATGAACAAATGAATAAATATAATTTGGTAAAAATTCAAACACCACAATATCAATATAATCAAATATTGGGATTTGATAATAATACTATTAAAGGTCTAGTTTATCTATATCAAAATGGTAAATTGGGAGAATATTTAACAAATCATCCAGAAGCAAGTAAAATTCAAAATCCAACAAATAAATTACAAATCTATGATACAGTTGGTGTTATTGATAGTGCTTTCAAAGCATGTGCATCAGAATTGTTTGAATTATTTAAATTGCTATGGTCTATTCAAACAGGACAAAAGATTCCAGAAGCAAAAGGATTATATGAATCATTGCCAAAAGACTATAGAAATATGATGTATAATGTTAAAGGATTGTATTATAAGAAAAAATCAGAACTTTATAATCATCTAGATGAAGTTAATACAGGTAATGTAAAAAATTATCATTTGAAACCAAGTGATATTTATAATTATTTGAAGAGTACATCAACAGAAACTCTAACACACTTTTGGAAAACTAGAAAAACAATGATGGAAACACCAGAACTACGAACAATTTTTCCACAAATACAAACATATTGTGATAAAATTCAACTAAAATTATTTGCTATTTTGACTAATATATTGAGCGTTTAATTATCTAATTCTTTCATAATTTCTAAAAATTTATCTTTAGTAAAATCAATATCAATACTAATATTTTCTTTTTTGTCTCCAATGACAAAAGGAAAACTTAAATTTATTTTAACTTTTTTTTTACTATTAAGGTCACTTATAACATTAGTGTTATAAGAAATCTTAACATTTTGTTTTTTTATATTTTCGCCATTATTATGTGTGATAACAAATTTATCACCACTATTTCTTTTTTTGGGATATGGGGTTTTTGGACTAAAATTTTTAGTAGGTTTTTGAATATTTTCATCAAGGATTTCAAATGAACTATCGCCATAACATATTTCTAAATTATCACAAGAAATATCTAATAATTGATTAAAATTAAATTTTTTCATAAATCTATACTATATTAGATTTAATTTTAAATATAGTATAAAAAAATATTTAATTGATTATGGATTAACTAATAATCCTTTAATAACGATAAAATAACCAACCATAAAACTTGCTAATAAATAATATCTTCCATATTTATATATTAAAAAATATATATATATATATATATAATACATGTTTAAAAAATATTTAAAATATAAAAAAAAGTACAATGAATTAAAAAAAGTTCTTTATGGAGGTGCTGCAAGTGCTTCACCTAATATATTGATATTAAATAATAAATCTATTAATACTGATTTTAATTTATATTCAGATGTTTTTAATTTTTTATTTAAAAATTTAGATAAAAATAAATTAAATGATATTTTAAATCTAGCAGATCATTATATTTTACAGTATAATACTGCATTTAATCTTGAATTAGGAAAATATAGTTTTTTTAGAGAACTAAAAGGACAATTTGTTGAACAAAATTTAATAGATATATTAAATAGTTTTCATTCAGATAAATTATCAATTATGATATTAGTAGATGAATTAAAATCTCTAGTTAATCCTGAAGATAGTAATAAAATTATATTTATTCTTGAAAAATTAGATATGTGGATTGATGAATTAATTAGTATAGATAATTCATTATCAGATAATTTATTTAGTAATCATCTTTGTATTCCTCCTATGAGTCCACCAGTTAAATATAGACCTTATGGAAAGGGTTCTTTTGGTGGTGATCATTGTGCAAATTGTAGTTTAGAATCACATGGAAAGGCGTTACAATCTAATATTATTTATAGTAAATGGTTCAGTTTAAAACGACCTTATTCAACAAAAGCTGTATATGTCAAAGGTATAGATCCATCTATAACTGATTAAATATTTTATAATATAAAAAATTTAAGTTCTATTTGTTCCTTTTACAAGCTATACTATTATTAGTAGCACTTGATCTGCTTATTTATATATTATAAAATATATATTCAATATATAAAAATTAAATAATATTTCTAATAGTTTTATTATTTAATTTGGATAAATTAAAATAGTTTAGACTAAAAATAATTTATATATGCTTTTATATAAATTAAATATTAGTTCTATTATTAGATGCGTGTACAGCAGTTAATACAGTGTTTAAACCAGGTGCTTTAATACTACAAACTTTAACAAGTAAATTATTATTCGAAGGTTTTGATTGTGTTACAACAGTATCAACAGTATAAATAGCAGCATCAAGAATAGCTTTAGTAGCAACGAGGTTGGCCTGTGCAGTAGCTATTTGAGACGCAGTAGAAGCAACATTAGCTATTACAGCAGCATGATCTATTACAGCAGCTACATAATTAACTCTAGCAGCACTGATAGTATTAGGTGGAGGCATTGGGGCCATATATATACTATAATTAGATATATATTTTTCTTAGTGGTGGTAAAATTAAATAAACTTTTTAATAGTTGCTAATGTTAGTTTTTCTTCAAATTTTTCTAATAGTTTTATTTTTATTATTTTAGTATCTTGTATTCCACTTGTTTTAATAAATTTTATTATCTCTTCTGCTTTTTTTGTTTCAATACCTTTTATTTTACTATTAAATTTGGATGAATTATAATGTTCTAATTTAATACCATTTGATGTTTCTATCCAACCTTTTACTATTATCTCATTACTATCTACTTTATCATGACATTCTTTACATAATGGTACTAGATTTGATTTAGCATTCATTTTTAAATGTAATTTCTTATCTAGCTGATCATCTTTCCAATCCTTTTGCCATTCTATATGATGTGTTTCTATATTTTCATTACAATCACATATTTCACATTTATTAATAATCACTTTTGGATTATATTTTGATGTTTTTACTTCATATGATACTTCATTATTTATCATATCATATTCATTCAATATTTTACTAGTCATTTCAGAAAATGTTTTATCTTTCATTAAATATTTTGCTATTTGTAATCCATAGAAAGATTCTCCTTGACCATCTAATAATTCTCTTGAATATATTAAACAATCATTCTCTTCATCCAATGTTATTTTCAAATGTTTAACCAGTAATTTATTTTCATCTACTAAATTTTGTATAGTTGGTAATAATGTTAATTTATGTAAATGGGTTGCTGTTATGAAACTAGTTCCTGATTTTGTTAATATATCCATCATATAAGCTACTATAATATTTGCTAAT